GGATACATAATAAACTTCACCATCATGCACAGATGCTGGTGTTGGCGCAATAACAATCTGGGTATTGGTACGCATACCATAATAGCGCGGCTCTCCTATGGAGGAACTCACATAGGGCCAATAATCATTAATAAATTCTACAGTTCTTGGTAAAAGATTTATCTTGGAACCACCAGTCGTAATACTAAAATTCCGCACAATACGAGTACCGGACGGAAGAGAGACAAATGGATTCGATGTGGAAACAGCCACAGACGAGAACGAATTCAAACCGACATCGTCCAGTTCCCTCATAAGCCTGTTTTCAGCTTTATTGACAAGCTTTGGAATCTGAGCAAGAAACTCAGTTGAATCGTCTTCTGATGTATTCTTGATATCCGTTACCAGATAGGTATAGTCAGCCATTTAACTACCCATAAAATATAGTTGCAACAGCCGAAGAGGAAGGAGCGGAAACTCTTACTACTCCCCTCATTCTTGGCCCATAATCTCCCAGATAAATATCTGCACCAGCAACTGCCTTAAATTTAATTCCTACACCTGAAGATGCGCTGGAACCTCCTTTAGCTACTTGCTGCTTGTCACCTGATATTACATATTCACCAGCAACATCGGCATAAAGAGCAAAAATACGAGTGGTCGCGTTTAAATCATCATTTGAATTCAGAGTTGTAGAAGTCGTAATATCCACTAAAGGACCACTTCCGGTTCCACCCTCATGCACCATTGCAGTTTTAATATTTGTTGGCATATTAATTTTCCTCTACATAAAGGGAAAATCGGAGGAGACCGAAATCTCCCCCGACTTTACTTATTAGGACGAACCTACGTTACCTAAATAACCACGCCAGTCAGACCAGCCGAAGCTGAACCGCTCACGAGCCTTGAACCGGAGATTACCAGTATCAAAGTCAGGTTCCATTTTGGTTTGCAATGGAACACGATTAAACATCTTAGCTCCATTAGGTACATTAGTCTTCATAAACCAAGCGTTGGTATCCGTAAACCTACGATTGATATGCGAACCCTGCGGCAATATACTCATGCTGCGAATGGAGTTCACATCATTCCAAGCGGATGGGGTTACAACACTTTGACCCGTTGCAACTATTCCAGCGGAAGGAATGAGAGTTGAATTAAGTACCGAATTCGCTACTGCCCAGTTATCTGGCGCAATATGAATAGACGTTCCAGCACCACCAACAAGAATGCCACGGTCATCCTTAATCTTCTGTGCTGTCGTAATAGCAGTTTCTATACCACTATACGAAAGGTCAGCACCTGTAAGAGTATTGGATTGATTTCCGTCACCAATTGTTGGATGTGCAGTACTGAAAAGAGGTACACCATCACCGCCATGATAAACGGCTAAGTCAGTGAACCCATTATTGAAGATATCCGCACCTTTAACCTGCTTGGTGTTAGCCATTGCGCGAGCAAGGGCTTTAGCACGAAGCTTGGCAAACGTGTCATACAGATTATCTTCCATCGCCTCTTCAGTAACGGCAAACGCCAATGCAACAGTTTCGTTGGTATAACGTGCAACGTAACTCTCGCGAGCGTTGTCATAACTGACGGCAGCGCCTTCACCTTTAACCGGAGCTGTTCCGAAACCTGTGAAGAGTACTTCCTCTTCAAAAGCACGGTCAGAGTTTTCAACCTCAAACAGCACCCGATGTTCATTATCTACATCCCCGTACTCTAAACCGAATACGGCGTTAAGACCGGGGAGTAGTTCTTTGGCAATACTAGCTCTATTAATAGCCATGATTTACACTCCCCGTTTACTGTGTAATAACAGTAGTTGTAGCAGTTAACATATCTACATGATGGATAAGACGTACTTCCACAACTGGGAAAGCACGTTGAGCGGAAACAGTAATATCGTTTCCTGGCTCATCCAACACACTGATAGGTCGTACATCGAGAATCTTATCAGTTCTCGAAGCTCCCTTAACACCGAAACCGGATTGACCAGTAACGGTTGAACCGGACCCCACCGTAATACCGAAGTTTGCCGAATTAATATCCCCGGCAGATAGTGTAGCATCAGCCTGAATGTAGTACGTGGACCAAGGGTCTGTATTCACAAACGCCTTAATATCAGTCGCTGACGTACCAGTAGGCCAATACTTATTCCATTTAGGTGTACCATTTTCAACATAGTGACACCCCATGAAAACACCAACTACAGGTGCAGCATCTCCAACGGATGTAGCACCCGCTGAAACAGCATTTAAATTACCTGCAGTAACTTCGACAAGGTCACCCGTAAATATATTTTGACCGTGAGCAGACGCGATTTTAAGTTCATCAAATCCCGTAGAGTTAGCAGCCATACCACGTTTACGAGCGGGGAGGAATCCGCGAAGATTTTTACTAGTTGACATATTCTTCACTCCTCTCTAAAGCTTATCTTCAATTACTCCTGAAAAGACGGTTGCCTTCCCCTGATAACAGAAGATTTGCTACTATTAGTAATAGGCATTTTAGAATCGGAGGCATTCTCAAGCTGCGAATTAACCGCTGCCATGAGATTTTGACTCTTCTTCCTAAAATACTCTGTTCGGGCGTCGGCTTTATACGTCGGCAATTTTGCCAACGCTACGTCACCACGACTGACGGTGCCTTTATATCGCCCTTCTTCCCGCACGAGAGAAGAGGTTGCCATTTCTGGTACTTCCTCTGGTAAAACGAATTCCCAGCCTTCACTCATATGCTTACCTATATTCTGGTAATCATCCTGTCCCGATAAAGTTATTCGTAACCAACGTAAAACTAGTCCATTATCATGAAAACGAGTTGTTATCGCGTCAGAAATATGTAGAGCATCAGGCTCTTCATAAACATATTTTTCCGTTTCTTGTCTTGTTTCAGAAGTACGGTCTTTAGCCGTACGTGCATTCTCTATACGTGTATTCATGGTACTTACCCTCCGCGCCTGTCTAAGTTTACAGTTGTGTATTCACCTTCGGCAATAGTAGCCTTTTGCTTTTCAACCGCATAAACCTCAAGTGGAATATTCCATTTATTTGCCAATCTCACGTCCTCTGGACTGAGTTTAACCTTTTTACTAGAACTTGCAGGGGTACGCGAGGCTCCTGCAACCACCTGAGCAGTCGATGACGTTGACTGTGGCGTATTTTCAAATTTATGAGGAAATTCTTTTTTAATACGACGGTTTACCTCCTCATAAAAATCGTCTGTATTAGGGTCCAATCCCATTTGCTTTAAATCATTGTCGATAGCAAGAGCTGCTGCCGACATTACGGAATCTTTCCCAAACCATTCATTCTCTCCCGCCCACATTACCGCTTTCGGGTCAGGTCCTTGCTGCTGTTGTCCTTGTTGCTGGAGTTGTGCAGCCTGTCTGTCCACATCTTGGCTATATTGGTCTAACGCAGCCTTCTGATTGCTTATATTCTGCAAATCAAACTGCGTTTCCATTAAAGACTCATGTGCTTTGAGTGTTTTTTCTCCATCTCCCGATTGATAAGCTTCCAGATAGTTCTGACGGGCCAATTCAATCTTAGTTTCGAGTTGTTTCTCTGAAATCTCCGTCGAAGCCTTCTGAGTTTCGGTAAAATTCTTTTCCCGACTCACTAATTGCTGATTTAACTGCTCATTTTGACCAAGAAGATTCTTAATTTGCTCATCACGCTCTTTACGTTGGGTAACAAGTTGTCTAATCCTCTTTTGAGCACCTTCAGTTTCGATTCCATCCAATTCTTTTGGTTCTGGTGATGGCTCTTCTGCCACTGTTGGCTTAGGTTCTTCAGCTTTTTGAGTTGGCTCAGGCTCCTTTTCAATTTCATACTCGACTTTTTCTTCTTTTTCGTTTTCGGAAACTTCTACAGCGTTCCAGTCTGAATCTTCAACCATTTAAACTTGCTCCTTACGTTGTTCACGAAACAATCGGTTTTACGTGTGCGTATTATACACTACTTTTCCTTTGTATCCAATAGTTAATTAGATAAATTAAAGGTAGGGTCTAAATCTTTGGCATTTTCAACTCTCAACATTACTTGGTCATCGAAAAGCAAAAGAAGTTTTACCCCTTTGTAATGCATTTTCACTCCTGAATGCTTGCCATAGCATATATAATCATTTATGCTACACCAAGGACCGTTAGGAAACTTGACCTCGTCCCGATAAGCCAAGTCTCCCAGTGCAAGAACACGGCCTACCGTAGTAAGATAAGCCATATCGTCCTTAGTGGAATCAGGAATAAAGATACCCCCTTTCGTGGTTGCCTTTATTGTTACAGGACGAACCAATACATGATAACCCGGTAAAAAAGGTAAAGGAGAGGGGTCTTTTACCTCTTCTTCAACACCACTTATCCATTCGTCATTTTTAATAGCTTTCGCTAATGCTGGCTGTTGCATGTCACTCCTCTTCATCATCTTGGTAAGTACGTTTTTTAATTATATCAGTGAAACTATTTCTAGCCCACTCAATTCCCGTACACATACCAACCATTTGTTTATAGGAAGGGTAGTCCGATGCATTCCCCTCTGCCAGACTTTGTTTCAGGATTTCAATTTCCTTATTAAAATTTGTTATTACTTCGTCCCAAATATTCATACTTTATCTTGCATCAGGACGGCCATTACTCCTAGAACGATACCAGCCATGCATAACCAACTCATGGTAAATAAACATCCTACGCCTATACAAACAATAGCGGAGCCTGCCCAAGTACTGGGTTCACTCACTCTACTCTGTATCCATGTGCTCATTCTTATTCTCCTTATATGGTCCTTCATAATAGGGTAACTTCTTTCCTCTTGCTGAGTCTGTTTCTTTTTTTTCTTTCTGAGAATCCCAGCTTCCAAAAAGTACAAAACTAATGAATGCCAGAAAGAGTAACTTAAGCATCCTTATCTTTAGCCAGTAACTCCGAAATCTTCAAAAGAGCTTCCACTCTGTTTTTGCCTTCTTTTTCAGCTAACTGAGCTATCCCCAAAACTTTCTTTGCCGTAACCATAGATTTTGTATCTTCACCTTTTTGCTCCATTTCGGCAAGTTTAGTAAGAACATCCATTGATTTAAGCTGCATATCTTTATTAATTTCAGCTTCCTTCATGGCGGATTCGTAAAGCATCTCAACAGCTTTCATTGCCTGCTTACTGATACGGTCACGCTCCTTCTGTTCAGACTTGGACATCATGTCAGACTGCTTCTGACCAACCTTAATACCAATTTCCAGCTCTTCAAGGTCCAGTTCACGATTCTTGAGGGCTGCATCAGCAGCTTCCGTCTGTAACTGAATCTGAAGTTTCTGCTGTTCAAGCTGCAATCTCATCTGTTCTATCTGGACCATTTGCTGTTCCGGTGATGTCTGAACGCCCATTGCTCTGTTGGCATTGAGAACTTCCTCTGCCGCCTGAGCCATTGCAAGTTCCGGTGCTTCTGGCATCTGAGCTTGTTCCGGTGGTAAATCGTTCAACATCTTTTGAGCAACACCACCAATCTGCTCCTGATACTTCATGACAGCATGTTCCTGAATATTAGCTTCGATAATAGGTTTGACTCTTTGCATCATAGGACTGGCCCCATGAATCGGGTCCTGAAGATAAGCTGTTTTTACTTTGACATGCGCCTCATGATTCTGACCGGGGAAAGCCGTTATCGGCACTCCCTTGGTAGCAGCTACGATATCCGATATCGGGTCCATCTGCTGTGCCTTCCGTTTCTCAGGAAGTATCTGTTCCAGATTAGGCATATTAGCATTCTCCAGAATAGTACGATTGAGAGCTTCCAGATTGTACATACCGGGAGGTGCCTGCTGTGCCAGTTGCAGAGCCATCTGAGAAATCATCAGTCGATGTGCGCTGGACGGTACATTCGGGTCACTGACCGGAATGATATCCACACGACCATCAAAGTCTGATTTGAGGACTTTTCGGCTTTCACCGGGAACATCGAATGGATATTCATCAGGCATATAATCATGATTGATTCTTGCGAGAATCTTGAATTCGTCCTTCTGGGCTTTATGTACTCTCTTGTGAATAGCACTGAAGAACTTGCTTGAAGCTTCCAGAAGAGCCATTGTAGTTCCTACAGGACCGTAGGAAGACATGTCGGATATTACCTGCTCCGTATTATCGGCAAACTTCTGACCTGCCTTAGCGACCAACTCAAGCATATTATAAAGTGTCTGCGAAGGTTCCTTATAAGGCAACGTCATGATTGCCTTAGTTAGGTCCATACCAGTGGCTTCCACTTCTTTAAACTCACCGGGGGAAATTGGGTCATTGTCTCCGACAATTCTTACACCCTTCGCTTTATATCCTCCCGGTAGATTGGCAAACTGACCAGCATCCACGAGTGCTCGCATAGCAGCAGTTGCTGTCATTGTCAAATTGCCAAGAAAATGAATAAGACCCAAACCATAAAAAGTAAATCCTGGTACAAAACGATAATGCACGAAATGCAGAATCTTTTCCCGTTTAGGGTCATCAGGTTTATAATTTCTACGAATGGATAAAACTTTTCTGGACTGCTCTTCGACGGTAACTATGTAAGGAAGAGCTACTCCTTCAGCTTCTTCGTCGTTAAATGGTGCAGGAAGTTCCAGATAACAATGCTGTTCAAGAAGTACATACTGAGGGTCATTATCCCCTGTGGGATTCAGACCCATGATAGTATCCATTTTACCAGTTATGGGAGTTTGCGTTGGAGAGGTAGCATCCTGAAGCTCCACATCCAAATACATCTCTGATGCAATCTCACGGGCCAAGTCATTGGGAGTACGATAAATAACGTGTGTGTAACGGTCAGCCTTTCTCAAGTCACTAGCATAGGAAGAGATATAAAACTGGTCGATAGGAACGAATTCTGAAACAGGACGAGACAAAGAACTATCATAATAGACTTTCTTGAATGCGGAACCCATCAATGGAAGATGGAACAGCATACGCTCGAATTCATCGAAGTATTCAGGCATCTGCTCCGTAAGCTGATAGTTCATGAAAAGCTGAACACGGTCAGCCTGTTCGTCCTTCTCAGGTGTATACTTTCCTATAACCTGTGCCTTTACAGGCCCAGCTGGTGGAAAGAGTTCCTGTGAAGCTTTGGACTGAAACTTGACGGCAGACTCAATCAACAACGGATGGACAGCACTACAGGCACCTTCAAATGGCTCCGTAGCATCCTGAAGCTTGAGACCAAGAAGGTCGAAACCACGCTCAAACATTGACTCCCATTCCTGACGAGAATCCTTGTCATCCTGATAACGCTCAAAAACATCTGCGGCAATTTTCGTTAGAAGATGGTCATCTATATCTTCCGCTATATTTGCATACCAATCAGCTGCACTTGTGGAACCACCTGTAATCATAGTTTCTTCATTAAAATTAACAACCACACTTCCATCAGCATCTACATCGAAAGAGACATTCTCTTCCGTAGCTGCTTCCGGTCGAATAGGAACTATATTCGTTTCAGGAATAAGGTCGTTAGGGTTTCGTTCTATTGCCATTAAATTGCCCTCGCTTCATAGGGGTAGGGGTTACGTTCTATCATACCGCCAGTTTTCTTTCTTAAGGCTGGATACTGAGAAATAGCATCATCAATCTGTTTTCTATAATCAAGAATAGGAGGACGGCCCTCTGCTATCATTCTTTCATTGGATGCATCACTTATTTTTTCAAAATATTTTCGCATAGGTGTACCCGGTTGAAGAGATTTTATCATATCTTCTCCAGATATTTCTGGTTTACCTTCTAGTCTATTTTTATTCA